TGAAGCGAAAAGCTATGAGGAATAGCGGCAGTAAAAAATATTTTTCGAAGACAGCAAGTTCGAAACATGTTCATCCGAAAAATGCGATGCCGAATCCGATGCGTGGGGGTATTCGGCTTTAAAGGGAGTTTTTTATGTCGTGCTATCATCCTATAAAATGTTGGCAGTTACTTGACTATCCTTCAAAGGGGGAAACGAAAATTTATTTCGGTTCCCCCTATTCTTTGCCTAATGAAAAAAAAGTTGGTATTGCTTTGCCTTGTGGCAAGTGTGTCGGTTGTCGCGAAGATCGTGCCAAAATGTGGGCTGTTCGTTGTGCTCACGAAAGCCGTATGCATGATGATAATTGTTTCATCACGTTAACGTATCGCGATGAGGATTTGCCTCTTGGTGGCAGTTTAGACAAAAGTCATTTTGTCTTGTTTATGAAACGATTTCGTAAGAAAATTTCTCCTTTGCAGATTCGTTTTTTTCATTGTGCTGAATATGGCGAAAATTACGGCCGGCCTCATCATCATGCGATAATTTTCGGTTATCAGTTCCCTGATAGAGTTCTTCTGAGTGAGAAGAAAGGTGTGCGTCTTTATACCTCTCAAATTTTGTCTTCTTTGTGGCGTTATGGATATTCTTCGGTTGGTGATGTGACGTATGATTCTTGTCGGTATGTTGCGAAGTATGTTGTCAAGAAACTTACTCTTGATGAGTTTCTTGATACGCCTGGCGATTTAGTTAAAGAATATATTACTATGAGCCGTAATCCTGGTATCGGTTCAACGTGGTATGAAAAATATAAAGGCGATATTTTTCCATGTGATAATGTTGTTGTTGAAGGTAAAATGAGTAAGGTTCCTCGTTTTTATAATTCAAAGCTCGAGCTGGAAGATGCGGCTCTTTATAATAAATTACGTAATGCTCGTATTGAGCGAGCAAAGCTGGATTCGGACGCGAACTCGCGAGCGCGTCTGAAAGCGGCGGAGGATTGTAAACGTGCTAAATTGAAGTTATCAAAAAGGGGGTATGAAATTGGATATTAAAATTTTTTGTGTGTATGATTCAAAAAATGAGGCGTTTGGTGTACCGTTTATGCGTCAGTATACAGGCGATGCAATTCGGGAGTGGTCGGACATGGCAAGTGGACACGTTGATAAGAATAGTCCTATTTGCCGTTATGCGGCCGATTTTACTTTGTTTGAATTAGGTGTGTTTAATCAACGTGAAGGTACTTTTAATCTGTATGAAGTCAATCGTAGTCTTGGTACTGCTCTTGAGCACGTACGTAAGGAAGGAGAATAATTATGATGAATTTTCCGACAGGGAATTTGCCTTCGACCTTAGCGTCTGGGCATTCTTTTGCACAAGTGCCTAAGGCGGATATTCAGCGGGCATCTTTTAATCGTTCTCATGGATATAAGACGGCTTTTAATGCTGGGTATCTTGTTCCTATTTTTCTTGATGAGGCGTTACCAGGTGATAGTATGAATCTCAAAATGAGTTCATTTGCTCGTCTGTCAACGCCGATTGTTCCGTTTATGGATAATATGTATATGACAACTTTTTTCTTTTCTGTGCCGTATCGTTTAGTGTGGTCTAACTTCAAGAAGTTTATGGGTGAGCAGGCCACTACGGGGGCAAGTACGAATTATACTTTGCCTGTATTTACTGCTTATTCGCCGGCTGTCGAGTCGTTATCGGATTATATGACTATTCCGATTGCGGCGGCTACGAGTCCTTTAGGTGCGGCTGGTACTTTGTCTCATTGTAGTTTGTGGCATCGTGCCTACAATTTAATTTGGAACGAATGGTTTAGAGACCAGAATTTACAAGATTCTGTTACGGTTGATACTGGTGATGGACCGGATAATATTGCGAATTATGTTTTGTTGAAGCGTGCAAAGCGGCATGATTATTTTACGTCTTGTTTGCCCTGGACGTCGAAGAATAATACAGGTGCTCCTGTGGCAGTGCCTCTTGGTACTACTGCTCCAGTGCTTGGTATTGGTAATTTGCAAACGCAAACTGCTACTACTCAGACGGGCGTTAATGAAAGTTCGGGGTCCGGGCGTACGTGGACTGGGTGGCTTGTTGGTAAGCCCGGTTCTGTTGGTGCGAATGAAACTGCGCTTGCTATTAAACAGAAATCTGGTAATTATCCGGATATTTATGCGGATTTGTCGGCGTCTGCCGGCATTACTATTAACGCTTTGCGTCTTGCGTTTCAGACGCAAAAAATGTACGAAAGGGATGCACGTGGAGGTACAAGGTATCGGGAAATTATTCAAAGTCATTTCGGAGTGCTTGACCCTAATGATTCTCGTTTACAGCGTCCTGAGTATTTGGGCGGTGGTTCTTCTCCTATCTACTTAACGCCTGTTCCGCAGACTTCTATTACATCGGGATCAAGTGCAACTGGTCGTTTGTCTGCGGCTGGTGTTCATATGCAACACGGACAAGGTTTTGTAAAGTCGTTTACGGAGCACTGTTTGCTTATTGGTTTGGCTTGTGTTACGGCTGATTTAACGTATCAAACTGGTTTGGATAGAATGTTTTCTCGTTCGACTCGTTTGGATATGTATTGGCCTGCATTGGCTAATATTGGTGAGCAGGCAGTTTTGAATAAGGAAATTTATTGTCAAGGTTCGGCAAATGCGGCGCAAGATGCGCAGACGTTTGGTTATCAGGAGAGATACGCGGAATACCGTTATAAAAATTCTAATATTACCGGTAAGATGCGTTCTCATTATGGTACTCCGTTGGATTATTGGCATTTGGCACAGAAGTTTACGTCTTTGCCGACTCTTGGGAGTACTTTTATTACTGAGACTCCGCCGGTTGACCGAGTTGTTGCGGTTACTACGGAACCTCAATTTTTCTTCGATGCGTATTTTGATTATAAGTGTGCTCGGCCTATGCCTGTATTTTCAGTTCCTGGGCTTATAGACCACTTTTAACGTTGTTTAATGGCGAAGTGTAAGTTTGTTCTGTTTTTGTGTTATAGCGCAAATTTGGAACAAATTTACGCTTCCCAACTGGAAGGCGGGAGTGTATGGATTGGATAGATTTGGTTATATTGGTTGCAAATACTATTGTTACGGTTTTAACTCATCTTAAAGTTAGGCAACAAGGAGGTGAGTAATGGCATTGGGTGCTCTTAGTGCTATTGGTGCGGCGGCTATTGGTGGTGGTTTGAGTTTTTTAGGTGGTAAGTCTTCTAATGCCGCTAATGCTAAAGAAGCAGAGAAGCAACGCGCTTGGGAAGAGTATATGTCGAATACGGCTCATACGCGAGAGGTTGCGGATTTGAGAAATGCTGGTTTAAATCCGATTCTTTCTGCGACTGGTGGAAGTGGTGCTTCTTCTCCTGGTGGTGCTATGGCTGTAATGCAGAATCCTTTGCGCGAGAGTGGACAGATTGTAAGCGATGCGGTAACATCTGCTTCTTCTGCTCGTTTGATTAAAGAGCAGGTTACTACAGAAAAGACCAAACAGCTTACTAATGTTGCGGCGGCTAATCAAGCAAATGCAATTGCAAAAGTGAATAATGCTCATGCAGTGTCTGCTATGGTTAACGCCGATATGGATTCTTCTAAAATGGGTAAGGCTCTGAATTGGTTAAAACGTATGGGTACGTCTGCTGGTTCATTGTCTAATATTGCAAAACCGATAACGGTTAATTAATGGAGGATATATGGTTAAGGCGCGTATGCAGTATGATGTGCGTCCGATTTTGGAATCGGATGTTGATTTTTCGAACACTGTATCTCTGACTAAGCAGTCAGATTCGGTTGATTGTGACGTGAATGTATTGTTTAAAAGATTTGAACGGACTGGGCAGTTGCCTAACATGATTGTAAAGGAGAGTTCTTATGGGGATTTTTCGCAGGTACGAGATTATCAAGAATCAATTGATATTGTGCGAAAAGCGAATGAACAATTTGAGGCTCTTGATGTTAGTATCCGTAACAGGTTTTCTAACGACCCTGCTTTGTTTCTTGCTTTTGCTACTGACCCAGCGAATTTAGATGAGCTTGAGAAGATGCATCTCTTGAAGCCGGAAGTAGTTCAGGAGCGTGAGGCAGCTCGGCGTAAAGTCAACGAGGAAGCTCTTGCAGCAGCTTCTGTGAAAGCAGAGGCGGATGAGCGTCGCTTAATTGATAAGATTAAGCTTGAGTTATCGACGGGAAAATAACGGGTTATTTTCGCTCCGCATATATATATTTACTTGATTATATATATGCGGACTGACACCAAATTAAGGGCACCCTGCCAGCTGAGGCAGTGGTCTAAAGTCGGGATGATTGAATCCCAAGTGGTGGAA